GAGGAAGCCAAGCCGAAAGCCGGCAAGCAACGCATCCAGATTGACCTGAAGCAGGTGACCTATCTGGCCAGCCGTGGGCTGAGCCACGAATAGATCGCTGCATCGCTTGGCATCAGCAGGGGAACGCTGCAATCGCGCAAGGCCGAATCTGAACAGTTTGCACAGGCCATAGAAAAGGGGCAGGCGCAAGGCATTGAAACCGTGTCTAACGCCTTGTTCGAGAACGCGACAGGCGGAAACGTCACCGCGTAGATCTTCTACCTGAAGGCTCGCGCCCAGTGGAAGGACAGGCACGATCCGGTCGATCCTGACGACGACGTGGCCCAGCCGGTCAAGGTCGAGGTGACCGTTACCAGCGCACGGAAGCAGCATGCCGTCACTGAATGAGCCGCAAGCGCGGTTCATGGCGCTTCCCCACAAGTTCAAAGCGTACGTAGCTGGCTACGGTGCTGGGAAGACATGGGCGCTGTGTGCTGGTGCTTGCCGGCACTACTGGGAGCACCCCAAGGCACACCGGGGTTACTTCGCACCGACCTATCCGCAGATCCGCGATATCTACTTCCCGACCATCGAGGAAGTGGCATTCGATTGGGGTTTACGGGTCAAGATTGCCGAGGTCAACAAGGAAGTCAGCTTCTACAGTGGCCGCGTGTATCGGGGCACGACGATATGCCGCAGCATGGAGAAGCCGGAAAGCATCGTCGGCTTCAAGATTGCTCGTGCTGACGTGGATGAGATCGACACGCTAGCCGAACGTAAGGCCGAGTAGGGCTGGCGCAAAATTCTGGCTCGACTCCGCTTGAACTTCGATGGACAGAACGGCGCGGACATTGGCACGACGCCAGAGGGTTTCCGGTTCACCTATCGCCAGTTCGTGAAGGCATTGCGCGACAAGCCCGAGTTGTCGGATATGTACGGCATGGTGCAAGCCAGCACCTACGATAACGAAGCCAACCTGCCCGACGACTACATCCCGAGCTTGCTGGCGACCTATCCGCCGCAGCTCATCAACGCGTACCTCAACGGTCAGTTCGTCAACCTGACCAGCGGCACGGTTTACCACGCCTTCGACCGAAAGCTGAACGCGTGCTTTGACACGTTGCAGGATGGCGAGCCTGCTTTCGTCGGTATGGACTTCAACGTCGGCAAGATGGCGGCGGTGATCCACGTCAAGCGCGATGGCTTGCCACGTGCCGTAGGTGAGATCACTGGGGGCTATGACACGCCGGACATGATCCGCATCCTCAAGGATAGGCTTGGGGAGCGCGAGATACGCGTGTATCCCGATGCCAGCGGCGGCAGTCGCAAGTCGGTCAATGCGAGCGTGACGGACATCCAGCTATTACGCGGCGCAAGCTTCCACGTCATTGCGCCAAACGCAAACCCGCCTGTGAAAGACCGCATCAACGCCATGAACGCCATGTTCTGCAATGCGGTAGGCGAGCGGCGTTACTTGGTCAACCCATACACATGCCCGACCTACTGCGACAACCTGGAACAGCAAGTGTGGGGCGTCAATGGCGAACCGGACAAAACGGCTGGCAACGATCACGAGAATGATGCGGGTGGCTACTTTGTGCACAAAGATTATCCACTCGTGAAGCCTGTCACGAGCATCCCCATCAAGATGACCTACTAATGAAAGATACCGTCGAGTTCGCCCGTATCGAGCATACGGCCAACATGCCGTTGTGGCAGTTGGTCAGCGATGCGTGCGCGGGCGAACATGCGGTGAAAGTGCGCAATGAGCTGTACTTGCCTCGCCCGAACCCGTTGGACCAGTCACCTGAAGCGGATGCGCGGTACAAGCAGTACATCCAGCGCGCGGCGTACTTCAATGCCACCGGGCGCACGCTCAATGGCTTGATCGGGTTGGCATTCGGCAAGTGGCCTGAGATCGAGCTGTCATCAGCCATCGACTATTTGCAGGATAACGTGGACGGTGCATCGGTCAGCCTGATCCAATAGGCCGAGATGACGATGGGCGCGGTGCTGAAGTTTGGCCGCGCCGGGTTGCTGGTGGACTTCCCGACCGTCGCCGAATATGGCGCGACCAGCGTCGCCGATATGCAGAACGGAGGCAAGCGCGCCACGATTGCCTATTACCCAGCACACACCATCATCAACTGGCGCACGGAGCAGATCGGCGCGTCCAACGTGCTGACCCTGATCGTGCTGCGCGAGGTCGAGTCGCAACTTGGTGAGTTCGGCTATGACCTGGACACGATCTACCGCGTGCTGCGCTTCAAGGACGGCGTTTACACGCAAGAGGTATGGCGCCGTGATGAGGCCACAACGGTCAACGGGGAGAGTGAGTACAAGCTCGATACCGTGACGATGCCGCTGGATGGCAACGGTCAGCCGTGGAAGGAAATCCCGTTCCAGTTCGTCGGCGCGTTGAGCAACAAGCCGGAAATGGAAACCTACGGCGGCATCGAAACCTTCTTCCCGAACACGATGATGTCGCCGCTGTATGACCTGGCGGTGCTTAACATCGCGCACTACCGCAACTCGGCGGATTACGAGGCGTCATCGTTCATCTGCGGCCAGCCCCAGCCATGGATGTCTGGCCTTGACGTTGAGTGGCGAGATTCGCTGCTGAAGAACGGCATCAGCATCGGAGGCGGCACGGTGATCCCGCTGCCGCAGGGTGGCACATTCGGCATCGCGCAAGCATCCCCGAACCCGCTAGTCCGACAGGCAATGCTGGACAAGCAAGACCAGATGCACCAGTTGGGCGCGAAGCTGATTGAGATGCAGCGCAGCAACAAGACGGCAACGCAGTCCCTGCACGACATGGGCAATGATAATTCCGTGCTTGCGCTGGCTTGTGACAACGTGAGTAACGCGTATCAGCAGGCGTTGAACTGGGCCGCCCGGTTCATGGGTGCCGAAGAGAACGCGGTATTCAGTATCGACACCGAATTCGTAACCAATTCGCTGGATGCGGTGAGCATTCAGGCGGTGGTCGCGGCATGGCAGGCGAAGGCGATCCCGGACTCGGACAAGAACAGCGCCATGCGCAAGCTGGGCGTGATCGACTCGCAGAAGTCCGACGACGACATTCAGGCGGAACTGGACGCGCAGGGTCCTCCGCTGGGCATGTTGGGCGACACCACGCAGCCACCGCCAACGCCTCCGCTCGGCAATGCGCCGGGCCAATTTGGCGCTAACGGCAACGTCTGACAAGATTCGCAGGTGGTAACCGGATGAGCGATAAGTTCGATGGGTTCACAATTGCGCTTGATGCTCTATGCCGTGAGCATGGCTGCCAGATCACGTCCAATGACGGAGAAATCAGCGTGTGGCCACTGAATACTGGCGATGGCACCGTATGGGGTTGGCTTGAAGACAGAACTGACAGCGACGCACAGGAAGCTCAGCTTCAAAGATGGCGGCAGGCTTCACGGCAGGCATAAAGTTTTCGATGAGTGCGCAGGATGATGCGCTAATCAGTTGAGTGAGACTTCGTTCGGAGAGACCGCGTAACGATATTCTGCGTCGAGATAGCGAGACTGGCTTCCCTTAATTGGCCGCTAAGCGGTGTTACCCCGTGATACGCGGGATACGGTAAGGATGGAAGGCCAGCCCTTTGAGCGCAGCGAAGGTTAAAACGAGGCGTCGGTACACGCCTATCGCCACTAAGCCGGAGATCAGCACCGGCCATCGAATTGATTTCACCCAAGGCTCGCACGCGCGGGCCTTTTTGTTGCACACCTTTCCGCTGGCTGGGCCGGCACACGACGCGCTAGAGGCGCATTACACATGGCACTTGATTACGAAGTTGACTCCATCGACGCACTGGACGAACCCCTGAAGGCGCTGTATTCGCAGGGCGATAACGGCAAGTTCCAACTGTCCGTCCAAGGTATCCCGCAGCCGGCGCACGAAGACGTGTCGGGGCTGAAGAAGAAGGTGGACGAACTGCTGGCCGAAAAGAAGGCCGCAGATGCCAGCCGCAAGAAAGCGGAAGAGGAAGCACGCAAGGCCAGCGAGGAAGCTGCCCGCAAGTCGGGTGACGTTGGTGCGCTGGAAAAGTCGTGGCAAGAGAAGTTCAACGCCT